AATGACCTTTATCGGTCAGGGCTTTTTATTACCTAAAAATGAGGTTTTAAAATGAGACATATTCCAGATCCTATATTTACCCCTGTGGCTGAAAATATAAAAGCTAATCGGGAAGATGAACGCAAATCATTAATGAACCGTTTTGCTGATCGCCAACGTCAATTAGCTCAAAAAGTATTAACAGAAAAATTAGATTACGCGCAAATACACCAATTATTGGTTGATGAAGCGGACAAATTCGAGTCACAAGCGGGAGATCTTAATTATGTCTGATGTTATCGACCGCGCCAATGAACATGCCGCATTAGTGCTAGAACAGAATATTCAAGCTGCTAGGAAGCCAGCGAATAGGGTATCTGCGTTTGAGTGTGAGAATTGTGATCACCCGATACCAGAAGCTCGCCGCCAAGCGGTTATTGGCTGTACCTTGTGCATTGACTGCCAAATTCTGTTTGAACTGAAAGAAAAACATTACCACAGCGTATGAGAAATCATTTTCTGTAAGCAAATAAAAAGCACACAACCTGCGGGATGGACGTGGATTGTGTGCTCTAAGGTTATCACATGAAATCATATCATATTCAGTCGTTATTACCTCGCCTCGTACACGACTTTCAATTCAAAGAGCAAAACGGTTATTTACGCCAAGGTGTATGCCCAAGTTGCAAGAAAAAAGAGCTATTTACCTCAATTGAAATGCCGTTTGTGTTGCGTTGTGGCCGTGAAAATAAATGTGGCGCTGAGTTGATTGTAAAAGAGATTTACCCCGATATATTTGATGATTGGTCAGCGCACTACCCCAAGACGCAACAAGCCCCGAATGCAGCCGCAGATGCTTATTTACAGCACGCACGAGGGCTAGATATCGCTCCGTTGAATGGGTTGTATTCCGAGTCTAGCTATCATGCCAATGGGTTAGGTGCTGCAACGGTTAAATTTGCTTTACCCGAGGGGGCATATTGGGAACGCATTATTGATAGGCCCTCACGGTTTGATCGCAAAGCTAATTTCTTTGGTTCCTATAAAGGGCATTGGTGGACATTACCACAACAGGATTTAACTCAAGCGAAAGAGATTTGGCTGACAGAGGGGATCTTTGATGCGTTGAGTTTGATTCAAAATGGAATTGCGACTGTATCGTTAATGACTTGCCATAATTACCCTGAAGTCGCGTTGAATGCGCTGAAAGCTGCACTAGGGAACAATAAAAAGCCGTTGTTGGTTTGGGCGCTAGATAATGGCGCAGCCGGCGAACGCGCCATGAAAAAGTTTGTTGCCCGCAGCTATGATGATGGCTGGAAAGCCACGGCCGCTCGACCCGCTGAAAAAGAGTGTGGCAATGATTGGAATGACTTGCATATGAAAGGCAAGCTAACGGAGCGCGATATCGCCCGTTATCGCTATTACGGCAAGTTGTTGTTAGCCTCAACCGCGTTTGAAAAGGCGCGTTTAATGTTTAACTGGACGGAACGTTCAGAGTTCGATTTTCAACATGATAACCGCTTGTATTGGTTTAAGTTGGATATTGATAAAATGATGAAGACCATTGAACGCATTCATGATGCCGAACCCGATTTAGATGAAGATGAAGCCAGACAAAAAGCGGTAAAAGAGTCAGGTACTGTGGTTGAAATCGCTAATTGTTATCCTACTCCGTTATATTTCCAAAAGTCTGTTGAAACCGATGAATCATGGTATTACATGCGCGTCGATTTCCCTCGCCAGCCGCAAGTTAAAGCCACGTTTACCGCCTCACAGTTAACCAGTGCCAGTGAATTCAAAAAGCGTTTATTGCATGTGGCCAAAGGGGCGGTTTATACCGGCACAACTTTGCAATTGGACCGCATTTGTAAACAAGCCTTGCCGGATATCAAAGAGGTGATCACGCAAAATTATGTGGGTTATAACAAAGAGTATGGTGTGTATGTATTTAATGATGTTGCGGTGCAGGATGGTAAGTGTTTTACGTTAAATGAGGAAGATTATTTCTCTCTTAATAAGTTGGATATCAAAACGTTAAGCCTTAGCCCATCATTGGCCATTAATACTGATTTTAGCCAATTTGATACCAGTTGGTTAAGTTCCCTATGGGATGCGTTTGGCGCAAAAGGTTATGTGGTATTGGCGTTCTGGTTGGGTTCGTTCTTTGCGGAGCAGATACGCAAGACCCATAAAAGCTACCCATTTTTAGAAATATGCGGTGAGCCTGGTTCAGGTAAAAGTACGTTGATTGAGTTTTTATGGCGTTTATGTGGTCGCGCAGATTATGAGGGGTTCGATGCATCAAAATCGAGTGTTGCCGCTCGAGGACGAAACTTTTCACAGATAAGTAATTTGCCAGTGTGTTTAATTGAAAGTGATCGCGTGCAAGATAACGCAAAACTAAAAGCCTTTGATTGGGAAGAACTTAAGTCACTGTATAACGGCCGTGCAACGCGTTCGTTAGGGGTGAAAAATAGCGGTAATGAGACCTACGAGCCGTTATTTAAAGGCAGTATTGTGATTGCACAGAACGCAGAGATAAACGCTTCACGCGCCGTTTTAGAGCGGATTATTCACCTCTATACCGATAAAGCCGAGCAAAGCGTTGAAACCCGTTATGCCGCTATTGCCCTAGAGCGTTATCCCATTGAAAGGTTATCCGGTTTTTTGCCTACGGTATTGATGAAAGAAGCGGCGATTTTAAAGCAATACAATGAGCGCGTAGATGGCTTACAGGCGCAGTTATTTGCGGATAAGGCGATTAACCATGAGCGGATCGCCAAAAACCATGCACAGTTAATCGCATTATTGGAAACGTTAGCGTTAGTTCTTCCTGTAAAAGCGGCTCATATTCGCCAAACCCGTGACTTTATTATTGAGTTGGCCAAACAACGTGTCCAAGCGATCCAACTCGACCAACCGCAAGTGATGGAGTTTTGGGAGCTGTTTGACTATTTACACGATAACGAGGCCTTTGGTGTGAATCATAGTAGTGAAAAGGGAGTTTATGCAGTGAACTTTAACCATATTGCACAGGTGGCCAGCGAATACCGTCAGTCTATACAATTGAATACGGATATTAAAAATTTATTGAAAGCGGGGCGCATGCGTAAGTTTGTGGGCGTTAAGACGGTGCGAAGTGTGGTAAACAATCAGTTTAATAGCACTCTTGCGGTGGGGAGTACGTTGTCGAAGCCAGATGTGCTTAGATGTTGGGTATTCCAAGAAAACAATGAAAGCTAGTTATCGTCTATTTTTCTTTCTATCGGCTGCCTAGTGCAGCCTTTCTTTTATTTAAAGATAATTCTTCATCTATAAGCCAAGTTTGCCAACAACACGAATATTCTGAATAGCTACAAAGTAAGTAAATCTGTAAACAGTAGAATTATAATTGACTGTTATTTAATCTCTTTTATAAATATAGAGAATTTGTGGGAGGGGTTCGGAAAGGCGTTACAAACGTTACAATTTTAATATTCCTCTATAACTAATTGATTAATAATTAAAATATAGATATATGAAAACATTACAAAAGCATTACTTTGCCGTTACGTGTAACTGTTCTAAAAGGTTACAAATTAGAAATACAACTTATTGTTTTATAAGGATGTAACGTTTTAGACTCTATTTTGTGATGCTTTGTAACGGTTCAAACGTTACATGAGAATGCTTTATTATCAGTAAGTTATTAGTTGTTTTTGGATGCTGTAACGGTTGTAACGCTTTTCCGAAAACCTTACCGTTATTTTGTAGTCAGCAAGTTAGAAATAGCCTTGAGTGATGAGATCCAATGCAATAGGACTCTAAGAGTGTTGTATAGTGGACGAAGGTGTAATAAAAATAAATTGTTTCAAAAACTGTGATATATACACTTATCTTTTTTTAGAAACACAGTAATAATTAAAAAAATTTACAAATTACAAACAATGAGGTTTTTTTGAAAATGGCAAGTGTTGAGCTATTAAAAAGTGCATTATTTAACGTATCAATTGAAGATAACTCAGTTTTAGAGCGTCCCCTAGAACAAAACAACGATTTTGTTAGTTATTGTAAAAAAGTGTTACGAGAATTGGTTGAGACAAAAAGAAACAAGGGCTATAAATTTAGAGATATTAATGAATTAGTGCCAAGTCATATTGTTTCACTTATTGAACAACAGGAAGACTGGGAGTCAAGAACAAAAAATATTGCTGAAAAATTATTAAGCGTTGAAATTGAGGCGCAAGCTAGAATAGAACGACTTAATAAACAGATACAAAAAGGTGCGCTTTTAATTTTGTTATTACTGATTGATAACGAAAAAAGGTTTGCCATCCTTAAGATTGAACACAATGGTTTTTTAGATGAAAATGATGTTACGTTAAAACAAGGGCTTCCAGAAAAAACACGGCTGCAAAAAACGTGTTTAGCATGTGTGAATGATAGTAATGAAATTGAGCAACTTCTTATTTCAGATAGTGGTACAGGAATTAGTGAATATTGGTGGAACCGTTTCTTATCTGCTGAAGAATTATCAAGTTCAGAAACAAATACTAGAAATGCATTTATGTCAATTGATAAGTTATTAAAAGATGAAATAAAAGAAACATCTCCAGCAGATTATTGGCTTATTCGTAATGATACCATTAGTTACTTTAGGAATAATGAAACATTTGCTTTTGATGATTTTGTCGAAAAAGTTAGTTCCCATAAATTTGAAAATGAAGAGCTAGAACAACAAAAAGACAAATTTATTGCAAAACTCAATAAGCTACCAGAAGATGAAAGAAGAGGGTTTGATACTCAATTTGAGTTAGATGAAAAAGTTCTTAAAGCTAGAATGAAAAAAACCATTGTTCTTGATGAAAATTTTGAATTAAAAATTAATGGAGAAATCACGGATTTTTCTAATAAAATAAAGGCGGAGATTGACTCAGTAGGTAAATACATTAAAATATATACCGATAAGGGGTATGAAGAGTTTGGTGGAATTGATAATGAGTGATCTTGGTTTGCTTGAACAAATATCAAGTTTTTTGTTACAAACGGAACGAGTTTTTGTTTGTGATGATTTTAACACATGTCAAGCAAAATATAAGGTCAAAAACACCATCATAAATAATGATGGTGTCGCTTTATTTCAAAAGGTCGTATCTATAAGTCAGAGTTATAATATTAATTTTGATATTGAATTTAACTTTGATGGGTATGGAATAGTATTAATTACAAATAAAACCACTTCAACGACATTACAAGATAAAATTAATAATATTAGTGATAATATTAGTTTTATAGGTTGTGATATAAATGAGTTAAATAATATCCTCAGTGTTAATGTTACTGTCTATAAAGAAGAAGCTATCAAGAGAGACAATAGTACTCATGTCTTTGATTGTGAATCATTTTTCAATGCTTTTAATAATGGCAGTGAGTTGCAATTTTTGTTTAAGCTAAAGAACTTTAATGTAAATGAAAAAATGCAGTTCATACTATGGGATAGTTATTCCAATTTTAATACGTGCTCTTTATATTTTATATCAGCCTATCAGCAATCTGAACATTTTTTTGAAAAAATTGATCGTCAGCTATTAATTAGTAAAAGAAATAAATCTTGTCACTTTGCACTCGACTCAGAGTTGAAATTTATTCCTGATGATTTTAAATTATTAACATCGTGCCCATATGAAAAAATACAGTCGTTGTTTGATAACCTAGTTGTTACTTTATCATTGGTTTATCTTAGCGATTATAGTGATTTTAAATTGGAAAGTAATGAAGTTATATTTAAATTAAAAGGCTATAGGCTCATTAATAATGCTATAGAAATTAATGAAATTAAAAATGAATCAAATAGTATTATCTATGATATCTACTCATGGGTTTATACTGATGGAAACTTTATTGACAAGCTTGGTTTGGCTAGAAATATCATTTCTTTATATGCAAAAGAAAATGATATTACCAAAATTTCAGATGGTGTATTAAAGTCTATAGAGTCCGGCTATGATATTTATTTAAAAGAAAATGTAAAACAGTATATTGAAATAAAAAATAAAATTTCTGAATTTTTGTTGTCTCAATCCGACAAGGCATCGGAAATAACAAAAAATATGTTTTCCTCTTTGAAATCAAGCCTATGGAGTATTGTTACCTTTTTTATTAGTATTTTTTTGATTCGTATTCTTTTATCAAAGTCCTATACTGGTGTTGTAACCTTTGAAGTGATGGTTATAACTTTATTTTTTGTTTTTTTCTCATTTGTTTATTTATACCTATCCTTAAAAGAAGTTAAGGAGGAGAAAGAACGATTACTCAATAAATATGACACTATCCATGATAGATATAAAGATTTACTGAATGAAGATGATCTTAACAATATCATTAATACTACGACATTAAAAAAGAATGACAGTGAATATATCGATAAACGAAAATGTTCATATAGAAATATATGGATCTTCTTTAACCTGTGTATTGTTCTAATCGTTTTGCTGTTGTTTTTTTACATGAATCCTGATGTTTCTATTCATGATATGATTGCTCGGCTACGACAAATTTTCAGTTCCTCAGAAGATTAAATCGTTTTGCTTACTAGATAATCTTGAACAACAATGAATAACTTTTTATGTGTGACTAAAATCAATCTAGCCCAGAACAGCTATGGGCTAGCCAGCTCCGCACACCTGCACAAAATCCCACACCTTTTGTGTGCGGGCGAGGCGGGGGAGCAAGCGCGCGCAAAGGGGTAAAGATGGGCCGCGCTGGCTATTAATGTGATTAGCTCGTGAGTGGTGTTATTTGCGATTATTCAGGCTGTACAGCCTAGATCAGATAAGAAATAAATTCGGGTATGTGGAACAGATAGAGCGGCGCTAAGGCCGTTCTATTAGCTTTGAAAGGGAGAGCATCGATTAACGTGAATTGGATGGTTTATTTATAGTTAGGCTCTTTGTTCTTCGCCTGCGTCAAAAAATCCAGTAACGCATATTGTTTAAAGCGGATCACTTCAACACCTAGCATGTCGTTAATCGACTTCATGCTTTCCATCAGCGGTAGTAACTCATTGAACCAAAACACCATTGCAGCTTTTTCGATATCGCCAAGGCTACCGGAGCCTTGCGGAATGATCCCCATCAGTTGTGGTGGTATGCGGTGCATGGCCAACAAATCATCGCGGGTGGTGTCCTTGATGCCGACAAACTCATCTTTGGCACTGATTTGTGAGAATGGCAGTATTTGAATCCCATCCTTACCGCCATTGGCGGCATACACAAAGATATTTTTAAATGCTTTACCTTTGCGCGCTTCGGTGAGTGATTTCTTTAATGACTCAACAGCCTTGTCGTCAGCCAAAGCCGCGGAAAGATACACCATCACACCGGCGTGACTGCCATTTTCATAATAGTTGGTCCGAAATAGGGTGGCTGAATGATTCAAGTTAGCGGAAATAAGCCCCGCCAAATAATCGGGAACGCCGTATATCTCTTGGTGAATACACGGATTTTTCAAATGAATCACACTATTTTTGCGAAATTCGTAGGCATCTTGGTAATTCTTCACTTGCCAGTATTGCCCCTCATTCACACCGGCGCGAGTGTACTTAGCCAAGGAGGGTTTGAGCGTTAACATATCGCCGAGCCGGTTAATGCGTTTTTCAAGGTAACCATTACCAAAAACCACAAAATCCTGCGCTAAGGTGGTGAAATCAGGGCGTGATAAATACGGTGTTGGTTCAAAACAACTGGTGATCACATTACGCTTGAACACTAACGGTGATTGATGGTAGGCCGCTGACGAGGTAAACGAGCGTGCAATGCCTGTAAAATCAATCGGGGTTTCATACCAGCGGCCATTGTGATTGCACTCCATGCAGTCCAGCAAATCACTGCCGCAAGAAACAATTGATGGCGGGTCAAACGTAAATGAGCAAAATTCAGGGCGTTGTGTTTGTTCTTCGGTTGCTGCTAATTCTGTTGCTTGTTCCATGTTTAAAACTCCATAACTTGTGCGCCAGCGCCGCCAGTTTCACTGGATATCGCTTCGTTAGAGAAAATATTCATTGCCGCCCATGCAAGGTCGCCGTGGTCTAAGCCGCGAACACGGCTTGATTCATAGGTGATAATCCCGCTTGGGGTTTGAATTTTTTTGATGGTCATAAAAGAGGTGATCAGCGGTTTATGTAACCCTGCATCGTATTCAAAACGGCCATTACGAATGAGCATGAGCATTTTCATGATCATCATGCGTTTGATAGGAGCCGAATAGTTGAGTAAATTGGCGGCAGGAAAGAATTTAACGACCAGCTCGTGCACGGCGGCACCAGTACCCCCTGTGCCATCAATAGTGATGGATTGCACGTTATAACGTTGAGTAATGCGTTTGATTTCTTCGGCTTGTTTTTCAAAGGCCATCCCGCGTAACTGGATAGTTTCAATAATACGGAATTTCCCGCCACTGACTGCCGGTGGTGAGGCAACGACTAATCCCAACCCATCGCCATTATCACCGGTACCGGTTGGGTCTGCGCCAACCCAAACAGGGCGATTACCCAGCGGGCGTGGTGCGTAAGGTTTCCAGTCGGGCCAAACATCACTGTTATAGCCATCCACGCCACAATTAATTAAGGCATCATAACTGAATGCCCGTTCACCGGTTTTAACGAACTCACACTCGTATAAATTACGAAAATCATCGGGTGGGTTTTCGTCTTTGATTTCTTCCAAATTAACGCGGTTCAGTCCGCGTGCGATGGCATCATGGATATTCACGATTTGCCGCCACATACTATCCGCGCAGTAATGGCCAAGCTTTAATACCTTATGGGATAGCTCAATGATTTTGCGTTCATTCTCCGGCTTGCCTTTGTTATAAAAATCTCCTGTCCAAAACTCGTAGGCTTCGTGATCTTCACTCGATGGTGTCGAAAAATAAGTACGGCGTAACCCTGTTTGTGTGGCCATCGCTGAAGCCACTTT